TTAAAGGGCAGCAACAAGCTCGAAGATGTAAAGCAACTATGCGAGATCATCGGCATGCCCCTTTTACCATGGCAGGAATATGTGCTTCGAGACATGCTCACCGTAGACAAGTCCGGTGCATGGGTACGCAAAACCAACCTGCTTCTCATCGCTAGACAGAACGGCAAAACCCACCTAGCGCGTATGCTTATCCTTGCCCACCTCTTAAAATGGGATAGTAAAAATATCTTAATCATGTCCTCGAACCGCTCGATGGCTCTGGACACCTTCCGACAAGTCGCATCAGTATTGGAGAACAATGACCACCTCAAAGGCTTCGTTAAACAGATTAGACACGCAAACGGAACTGAGTCAATTGAGATGCTTGATGGAACTCGACTCGATGTGGTTGCAGCGACTAGAGACGGCTCTCGCGGAAGAACTGCGGACTTTCTCTACATCGATGAACTCCGAGAAGTCAATGAAGAAGGTTATCGAGCTGCAATCCCTACTACTAGAGCAAGACCTAACTCTCAGACGTTACTTACGAGCAACGCGGGAGATGCGTTCAGCCTTGTCCTTAATGGCATGCGAGAACGCGCCCTAGAGAACCCGCCTAAGTCCTTTGGGTTCTATGAATACTCAGCACCACAATATTGCAAGGTAACAGATCGTTACGGATGGGCTCAGGCGAATCCTGCGCTCGGATATACCATTACAGAGGAAGCACTTGAAGAAGCTGTTGCAACGTCTCCTATTGAAAACACCAGAACGGAACTCCTTTGCCAATGGATTGATTCTCTATCTTCTCCTTGGACTCATGGCAGTCTGGAAGAGTGTAGTGACTCAGAGTTGGCACTTACAGTCGGCGCTTACTCGGTATTCGCCTTTGATGTGTCTCCAAGTCGCCGCAATGCGTCTTTGGTTATTGGCCAGATTCTCCCAGATGGTCGCATTGGAGTTGGCGTTGCGCAAACGTGGGAGTCTCAGGTATCAGTAGATGAACTTAAAATCGCTGCTGATATTAAAGGTTGGGCAGACCAGTACCGCCCTCGCTCTATTGGCTATGATCGGTACGCCACTCAGTCAATTGCCGAGAGACTCCAAAACGCAGGACAAGTAATTCAGGACATCTCTGGCGCTCAGTTCTATCAAGCCTGTACCGATCTAAAGGATGCACTTGATAACAAGCGCCTAGTTCATAACGGGTCTGAGGTTTGGGTGCAAAATATGAACAACTGCGCAGCTAAAACCAACGATAGTTCTTGGCGCATAATCAAACGCAAGAGTGCCGGTGATATCTCTGCTGCAATTGCAACGGCTATGGTTGTGACGACACTTATTAAGCCACAACAGACTGCATCAATATATGTCGGAGATTAGTGTATAATTGCACCCTATGGGTATCTTTTCGCGTAACCAGCCACAAGTAATCGAGGCTCAAGCAGCCCCGCAAATCATGGGCGATAATTTACCCTCTATTTATCAGTATGTAATTCCAAGAGTATCTCGCAAGTCTGCGATGAGCGTTCCGTCAGTAGCTCGCGCCCGTAACCTAATCTGCGGCACAGTAGCTTCTATCCCTCTTGAGTATTACAACAAGTCAACAGGCGAAGTCATTGCACCGCCTCGCTGGATCAGTCAACTCTCAAAGAACCAGCCATCATTCGTCACCTTAACTTGGTGCGTTGATTCTCTCTTGTTCTACGGCGTTGCTTACCTTCGCGTTACAGAGCGTTATGCAGAAGATGGACGACCAGCAGCCTTTGAGTGGATTGCTAACCCACGCGTTACATTCACAACAGACCTCGAAGGCATCATGGTCACTCAGTATTATGTCGATGCAGCACCAATCGATATGAACGATATCGTTACTATTCAGGGCTTTGATGAGGGCGTACTAGAGCGCGCTGGCAACACAATCCAAGCCGCAATTGATGTAGATCGTGCAGCTGGAATTAACTCAGCAAACCCACAACCTGCTGGCTTCCTCAAGAACTCTGGCGCAGACCTACCAGCCACAGAAGTTCAAGGACTTATCGCAGCATGGAAGCGCGCCCGTCAGAACAATTCAACAGCTTACCTAACTTCAACTCTTGATTACAATCCTGTCTCATTCTCACCAAAAGATATGATGTATAACGAGGCAGTCCAGAATCTCTCGACACAGATTGCCCGCGCTATGAACGTTCCGGCGTATTACTTGTCTGCGGATCAGAACACCACAATGACTTATGCCAACGTGCAGGATGAGCGTAAACAGTTCTTTGCACTATCTATCGAGCCTTATATTCAGGCAATCCAGTCTCGCCTTTCAATGAATGATATCTCTACTGCTGGTCACGAAGTGCGCTTTGCCGTAGCTGATACATTCTTAAAGCAAGACCCTCTAGTCGAGATTCAGGTACTTGAGAAGCTACTTACTCTTGGACTTATTACAACTGAACAAGCAATGCAAATGACCGACCTAACACCTAACGGAATCGAGGGACTCTAATGGAGACTCTATACATCGAAGCAGCAGGACTAGAGTGCAGCGAAGAACGCCGCGAAATCTCAGGCAAGATTGTGCCAATGGGAACAGGCGAAGTTGGTCAGACCAATATGGGCGGCGTAGTGTTCGAGGCTGGTTCAATTGACGTCACAGATATTTCAAAGATTAAGTTGCTTAGCCAGCACGACATGAAGAAGCCAGTAGGACGTATGACTGCCGCTGAGGTTCGCCCAGACGGTATCTACGCAACCTTCAAGCTCTCACGATCAACCGGCGGCAACGATGCACTCATCCAAGCCCAAGAAGGTTTGGTTTCCGGTCTATCAATTGGTGCAGAGGTAATTGCATCAAAGCCATCACGCGATGGTCACCTAGTCGTCTCATCGGCTAAGTTAAAAGAAGTTTCTCTAGTTACTGAGCCAGCATTTAAGTCTGCTCAGGTTCTAGAGATCGCAGCAGAAGAAGTTCTTCCTGCTGAGCAAGTCCAACCAGAAAGCGAGCCACAAGTGGAAGAAACCACTCAGGTTGAAGCTCCAGCAGTTGAAGCAGCAGCAGTAGAAGCGGCTCGCCCAACAGTTGCGGCATCACACTACGTCAAAGAGCGCACAGCTCCAATCTCATCAGCACAGTACCTCGAAGCATCAATCAAGTCAGCACTTGGCGATGACGAAGCACGCCGCACCGTTCGTGCAGCAGATGATTCAACATCAACTAACACAGGCTTGACACTTCCAACACACCTTAACTCATTTATCACAGACACCTTCTCAGGTCGTCCAGCGTTTGATGCAGTTACTCGTCAGACACTTACAGAGTCAGGCATGAGCTTCACAGTTCCACGCCTTTACACACAGGCTTCATCAGCAGATACTGCTCCAGAAGTTGCAGATGTAAACGAAGGTGCATCAGTAACTGATACAGGCATGACTTCTGCTTATGACACAGTTTCAGTCAACAAGTTCGCAGGACTCAACCGAGTATCTTGGGAGTTAATTGATCGCAGCTCACCTGCGTTCATGGAATTGCTTATGGCAGAACTCCGTAAGGCTTACGAAGCAGCTACAGATAAGGCACTTATTGCTGCATTTACTGCTAACGGAACACAGGCAACATCAGTTGCTACAACTGCAGCAGGACTACAGAGCTTCATCTCTGTTGAAGGCGCAAAAGCTTACAAGGGAACTGGTGGCGATTTCGCTAACAAGCTTGTAGCATCAACAGACCAATGGGCTGCTATTACAGGATACGCAGACACAACAGGTCGCGCACTTTACTCAGCACAAGGCGCAACACAGAACGCATCAGGAACAGCAGTTGCTTCAAGCGTTCGTGGAAATATCCTTGGAACTGATCTCATCGTAGATCACAACATCACAACATCAGGAATCGTTGACGAGTCAGCGTTCCTCGTTGCTCCAGGTTCTGTCTACTGTTGGGAATCCCCACAGACTCAGTTGAGACTTAATATCTTGACAACAGGAGAGCTTGAAATCGCACTTTACGGTTATCTCGCAATCTACGTAGGCAAGTCAGGCAAGGGCGTTCGTCGCTTTAACATGACTGCTTAATCAGTAACACCCATTAGAACGGCGG